CCTCGTACTTAATGGCGGCAAACCCTGCAGTATGATCCCATGCCCCAAATACTGCACTTATCCCATCCGTCCCATCTTGTCCATTAGTACCCGATGGTCCAGTTGCACCTTGGCTTCCTCCTACTACTGAAAAGAAGTCTTGATGTAAGGTAGACCCTGATGGTACGTGAGTAAGCTTGACTGAAACCCTACGGGTTTCGTCATTAAGTACTTCAATAGAGACACTTTGACCGGTGAGGTTAGAAAGGACGTTGTGTACATTGATTGCACCATTTAGTGACCACAACTCCCACTTTACTGTACCAGATGACAGAACTGTACCGTCCTGTTCAAATGTAAAATGTGATTCATTGTCCTGACCTACAGACATATCCCATGCACCGCCATTAGGTGCGCGTACTGCAGAAAAACCGTTTGTGTGGTTCCACGTACCAACAATAGCTGATGTACCAGATTCACCCGCTGGACCTTGTGGACCTGTTTCCCCTTGTATATCACCTACTGAGTCAACCGTAGTACCATCATTGAGAATTAACTTACCCTTAAAATACGCAACACGCTCCGTTGTATTGAAGAAAAAGACTTTATCTAGTGTGTCAGGGTGACTAATAGAAAATCTATTTGCTATGGCGTCTATAGAGCTTGTATTGGTACTGCCACCGCTTCCTGTAACATTAACTCCGGTGACGCGACCATTTACATCTACTCCAAGCCAAGCACGTGAACTTACATTACCTAGGTCATCTGCAATACTTTCAAATAAGCTACCTGCAGAACCAGTAATGGTGGTTCCTTCTGCGTCCGTGTAACTGATTGACACCATATCTAACGCATTTGCTAAAGGCAGGCGTAACCAAGAACCGCCATTTGCTTCACAGCTTGTCTTGTCGGTGTGGTCGCTAACTGCACCACCAATCACACAATAACCTACTTGCGCATTCGTGTAGTTATTGGCCTGTGCTACTGCGTTACCTTCTGCACCTTCTATTTGGGCAGTAAGGTTTGTTATCTCAGTAATACGGGACTGGTTTTCGTTACTTAGTACGTTTATTTGACTATTGAAGTTAGCTTCAGTGTCGGAGAGTAAACCAGTCCATTCAGTTCTAAGATTTGTTATTGATATTGCTAGAGCAGAATCAGCGTCCGTAAGTGTAGTAATCTGGTCATTAATGGTTGCAACTGAATTATTTAGTAACGTAGTAAACTCTGACTCTAAATTAGTAATTTGCGTTGCACGTGCTAAGTCTTTATTCGTTAGTATTGTAAGTTCAGTATTGATGCCTGCTTCAGCAGTATCGAGTAAGCCTTTAAACTCAGAATCCAGGTTTATAATTTGTGTTGCCAATGCACTGTCTGCATCAGCTCTTGCCGTTGACTCAGATGTTATCGATGCATTGGTTTGATTTAATGATTCCTGAGTGTTACTAAAGCTCGCAGATAAATCTAAAAACGCAGATGCAATCGCATCATACTCAGTCGTGATTGTCGTGAACCTGTTTTCAATATCTGAAGATACCGTGCCAAATCTTGTTTCTACTGTCGATTCCAGTTCAAGAAGGGTTTCTGCAAAAGCTGAATTAGCAGTAACTATGCTTGTCAGTTCTTCAGTAATACGTGAATTAAGGCGAGCTTCTGCGCTCACATAATCAGTTTGAAGTGCTGTCACCTGCGCAGCTAATGCACTATCCGCATTGGTTCTTGCAATACGTTCAACATTAATTGCAGATTCGACATCGGAAATATCGCCTTCAAAGCGAGTACTTAAACTAAGTAGTTGCTGTGCCAGTGCAGCGTCGGCATCACTGCGCGTTGTTATTTCATTATCAATTCTTGCGTTAGTTGCTGCATCATTGCCGTTGAATGTGGCTTCCAGCGTGTCGAACTTAGTCGCAAGTGCAGATGTCTCATCGCTTCTTACTGTTGACTCTTCAGTAATACGTGCATTTGTCGTTGCATTGTCAGTAGTTACGTTAGCAGTAAGTGTCGTTATTTGGGTAGCAAGTGCTTCAGACAAAGTGGCACGTGCAGTTGACTCCTGCTCTATTAAAGAACGTACCGCAGAATCACTGGTTGTGACTGTAGCTTCAAGTGTAAGGATACGTTGAGCTATCGCCGAGTCTAACGTAGCAAATGCAGTGTTAATCTCTGTAACTTGTGCCCGTGTATCGGCAATGTCAGAAGAAACAGTTGCAGTAAGCGTGTCGATTGTCTGTGCTAATGCTGAAGTCTCCGTGATACGGATTGTACGTTCATTGATAATTGTCGCAGTTAGGGTAGCAATGTCGGTAGTTAACGTTTCACTTAAATCATTAACCCGCGTATCGATTGTATTGTTTAAGGCGTTAATTTGTAGCTGCAAATCAGCTATTTGTTCTTCTCTTGTTTGTGTCTCTGAAGCTAATTCGTTTCCAAGAGCGTTTATCGCACTGATGCGGTTAAGGTTCTCAGTCAGTAAATAAGCAATATCTGACTCGACACGAGAGATAGCTGAGTTAATCATCCCTTCAAGTGACTGACGTAAGGTAGCTAAGTTCGTATTGAAAAGGTCTACAAACGAGTCGAGCTGTGATTGGAAAAGGGCTAGTGCAGACTCAATTTCTGATAGCAAGTCAGTACGCGTGCTCGCTACTAAGTCACGCATTCGCTGCTCTAGGTCTGTGAGCTCTTGGTTTAATTCAGCTAAGCCAAGGAATGTAAGAACCGCTTGTTGGTCCTGACTCACATCACAAAACACAGGACCATGTAACTCTGTTGTCTGACCGTTATGGGTTACACCTTGAATCCAGTAGTAATAACTTGAACCTGGGTTTACGGTATCTACGAAAGTCGGGACGTTTGACGAACCTATCAATACCGCCAAGTTACTGTCAGATGACTCACTCCGCCAGATAGCTGTGTACTTAGCATTGCTCGGTACATTGAACTCAATCCATGAAAGCTCTACTTTAGTGAAACCGCGTGTAGTTCGAAAACCACCATAAGTTCCAGTATGCGGAGTGTCAGGGAATACTGTACCTGATCCACCACCTTCACCGTTGGAGCCAGTCGATGCGGGCCCATCACAATAAAGGCGTGAAAGGATTAAAGGGTCAGGCTGAATAATCTCAATGATATTATCGCCATCGGTAATTAGATTCGTCGGCTCATTGTCTTTTACCTCAAGTACATTACCGTTGTTTGACGTTATAGTAGAGATATCTTCTGTGAGTACCTCCAACTCCATACCATTCTCGTATGTCATAAGAGATCCCCTTTAAGGTCTTACTATATTTTCTTGGATTTCAATGGTGCTCTGAAATAGCGTAGTGACATTACCTTCAGGACTTGTCATCGTTGCACCAATTAGAAAGGTAGCTGATGCATCTTCGCCTAAGACACCTTCGGTGTCTGCCGGCTCAATAACAAACTCAATCAATCCTTCTTCAGGAGTAACAGTCGCAGATTTTGTAATGGCTGCACCGTCAAATAACCGCTTTCGTACAACCAGTTCGGCAGTGTATCCAGTTAAAGGAATAGGTTGCTTATCTTTATCAAGGTATCGAAGAGTTAAGGGATAATGGCTATTGGTATAAAGTTTACGGAGTGGTTTCATGTGACCTCATTGCGAGATTAGGTAGGAGTAAGTGGTTTACTTTTAGGTGGGTAACAGGTAACTTCAACGTGTCGGAGCAATTCCGAATCACTTCACCATGTATTGCACATGGTATTCCCCTTACCTCCCTTCAACATAGGTTCTACTATGCTTCATATCTACGGATATAAGGGATGCCACTATTGCGAATTGGCTCAAGAATTCTTGACCGCAAAGGGCTTACCTTACAAATATTATGACATCAAATCCCCTCAACAAAAAGACAAACTGGACTTCATAAAAGACCAAGGCTTTACAAGCGTACCTCAAGTCTATTTAGACGATAAGCACATCGGTGGTTACAACGACCTCTACTCCGCTGTCATGTTAGGGAGTATTTCAAAATGAAACAGATAACTAAATTCTTCAAGCGATCCGAATTTGCTTGTCAGTGTGGCTGCGGATTTAATACTGTCGACGCAGAACTTTTATTCATCTTAAACTGGTTACGTGAGTACTTTGGTGAACCAGTTACCGTTACTTCAGGTTGTCGATGCGTGGCACATAATGCGGCTGAAGGAGGTGCCAAAAAGTCTTTTCATTTAACTGGTAAAGCCGCTGACGTAAAAGTTAAGAACGTACCTGCACGGGAAGTCTTCGAGGCTTTGGCAGAAAACTTTCCTGATGAGTACGGCTTTATCGAATACTCTACTTGGGTTCACATTGATTCGAGAGAAACCAAATATCATAAGGGGTTAGTGTAATGAATTGGGATAACGTAATTGCCGCGGTAAAGTCCTCTGCCCCACTACTTGCCTCTGTATTGGCAGGAGGTGGCCCTACAGGTTTCGCTGCCCAAGCATTAGTAGCAAAAGTATTGGGTACAGATGCTAAGCCAGAAGCTGTTATGAGGGAGCTAAGCGACCCTTACGGCCCTGCCATGATGAAGATACAGGAATTAGAGAAAACTAATGCACTTGAATTTGCTCGCATGGCTTTAGAGTCTGAAAGAATTCAATCTAATGATCGTATTAATGCAAGAAACACTAATTCAAACAGTGATATGCCTGCATTGATTGTAATTGCCCTGACTATCATGGCAGGTATTTACGGATATTCACTTATGATTTTTGATATCCAAGAAGAGAACAGACAACTGATTACTGTATTCGCTACGCAGTTACTAACCTTATGGGGAGGAGCTGTAGCTTATTGGGTTGGAACAAACAAAAAGAATCCAGAGAATATAAAAACCTGATACTTACGTATTAAAATATACTCTTAAAATCCTTATGAAAAATCCCACAATTTAGTGGGATTTTTATTTACTTATCTACTTATTAATTATATCTTGATTTTAGAGGTATTTCAGAGGCTATTAATAAAAGGGAATAACATCGTGGAATTAGGTAAATTAGCTAAAATACAAGAGAAGAACTTTCCTCGTAGATACGCGCTAATTTCAGTTAAAGGCGTTCAGAAATTAGCTTGCTTTTTAAACGAAGAGTGGATCATCGATTCTACATGTAAAAGCATTAACGAACTGCTTGAACAAGGGACTGTTGGAGAAGAAGCTGTAAAGGGTTGGATAGCCATGCAACCTACTGTTTCTCACTAGCTTTATTACGTAAAAACATATCGGCGTAGGAGCGTATGCTTTGTGAGCCAACAAAGCCTATGACTCCTCCGATAAATACTGTCCAATCTTGATCCAACCCTAAAGCATTTACACCACTCGCAGCTACTACAGCCAAAGCACCACACAGTACCGACTCTAATAACATCCTGACAAATGATGTCTCTTCTTTATCATAAATAACACGAAGCAATGCGATAACGACTGCTAAGATCATGCTTAAAATTGTTGGCGGGATTTCTTTGATTTGTTCTAGCATTTGGGAAGGTCTGTACATAGGAAGGAAGGGACTCTAGCTAGGAAGGAATATACAGTATTTTTGTACAAAGTACTTGTACCGAGAACACATATCAAACCTAACAGAAAATCCCATTCACATTAATTATCCTTTAGTTGGATCTAATTACTCCCTAATACGTTATAAGACCACCCAGATGAAGTTTTAAACAACCTAATAGTCTTAGTCATACCCTGAGCTATAGTTACCGTAGACCCACTAGTACCATCAGGAAATGAGAAGAATTCACCGCTACCAGCATTAATGGTCATTGTGCCGTTTTCTTTTTGTTTGCTGATTTCGATAACATCATGATTGACTACCCCACCTACAGGTAAGTTTATTGTTGAGTCACTGGCAGAAGATTGCTCTAAAATTGTATACGGACGGTTAGTTAATGTTAACGTTGCCGATGTAGTTCTTTGTACCAGTACATTCGGGTTATTTGGGGAGTAAACCCGCGCACCTTGTTCCGATAAAGTGCCAATTGTAAGATTCACATTGTTGTTGGCAGTGTTTACTACTAACGGTAAATTCTTACTGTGCCAAACTTTATTCCACTCTTTAGTAAAATTACCTGAACCATCTGCTGTCCTAAACGCCAATGTCCCCGCTCCTGAAGGCGTCCATCCCATACCAAGCTGAGACTTAACTACTGCTGAGCGGAAAAAGTTAATACCCATAGGGTACAAATCAAACCCTGATGTAGGCCAACCAGTAGGTGTAGGGGAAGTTGACTGAAATAGTCTAACGGTACCATTTAACGAATTACTTTCTGATAAGTCGTCATCCGTATCTGTAAGTGAACCTAACCCAAAAATACCGCCAATAGCACGATAAGCAGGAATGCGCCCTTCAGCAGTATCACTTGCTGATACAGTCTTAGCAAGGTTACCTGAATGCCAGTTTGTATTACCTGCAATAGAGGGATTGCTTCTGAAATAGACAATTGAATCAGTATAGTTAAAGCGTATTGCCCATTGTTCAGGAATAGAATCAGTAACTGACCCCATACCTAAATAACCCTTACCACTGCCGATGTACGTCATGTGTAGTGCGGCAGAACCTTTATAACCACTTTCACCTACTGATATTCCAGCACCTTGCGGCCCTCCACTGTCACCAGATGTTGAGCTTTTTAAGGTTAACCACGGATTATCTTTATCTAATAATGCATCGCCAGTCGATAAAATACCTTGAGTAGTTGTTAAGTAATTTAAACTTGCGTTGCTGTTTTTAACTACATAATCAGCATGACCGTGACTACTAAAAGAACTATCCAGTTTATTATTTAGTGCGGCCTGTGTTGCAGTACTGATGGGTTTATCTAAATCTGCGGTAGCATCTAATACATCTAACTTGGCACCATCAAGTGCGACATCACGACCATCGACTAAACCAGTTAGTGAAATACTTCCTACAACATCGAAGTCAACAAAGGACTTTACAAACGTTCCACCACGAAGTTCTAGTAAGTCAGTAAGGTTAGTATTTTGTCCACCTAACACTGAACTCTTTAACTGGAACTTCATAGAAGCACCACCAACGGAGTCAGTATTGAAGGTTATTCTGGCAGAATTACCATCTTGGTCAGGGTTACCAAACGCATGGTTAAAGGTAATGTTTGCATTACCCCAACCGTCATTAGGAATCATAGCAATACTGCCTGAACCCTCACCGGCAAATAGCCCACCTCTGGTCTTAAAGTGTCCACTACTTACGTCATTATTTCTTAAGAACGTATCAAGAGATTGACCTGATAAAGTTAAAGCGTTGTCGGCTTGATCTGCCTGTTTAGTTTTAGACTTAAATGTGTATACGCCAGCAGATGTATGAGAACGCAGTCCCCAAATGTAACCATTGCCGTCAACCGTTAGATGGATTCCCCGCGTATCGTTTATCTTTGCACTTAGTACTGCAGTGTACTGAGGGTTGTTAGTGGAACCGACAACCTCATTTAGAGCAGAAACGTACAAACCTGAGTTTTGATCACCTGGATTTGAACCATTAACATCAAATGTACCAACGAAGTCGATATCACTGTAGTCGTGTGTTTGTGCATCAAGAGCGGCCTGTGTAGCGGTACTTACGGGCTTATCTAAGTCAGAAGTATTATCGACGTTATTTAAACCAATTTCGCTAAGTGTAGGCCATCGAGTAGCAGTTTCAGGTTTTTCTCTTACATTCTGCCAAGCAGGTAAAAAACCTTCATTGAATATACGTTTACCATCTATTGTGGGTACGCTAGAACGATTTGAGGATATTTTAAGTCTTGCAGAAGAATAATCAGGTGAACCATCAGGATTGGAGAGTACATCAACCAGTGTCTGTGCACCGTCCATTATTAAAGGGTACTTATACTTATCTACCCCTTCCCAGTTCTTTATAAGGTACATAAACCTGTCGGTTGTACCTACATTGTCTGCTAGCTCAAATACGAAGTCTATTTTGTCGGACTCAGGTTGATTGGCGTAAATAGCAGCTTTGTCGTTGTTTAAATCCCAAACGAATCGGCCAGCCTTAGTAGGATAAACACCACGTTTATCGCTAAAAACTAAATCAGCTTCATTATCAAGCGTTACATCACCGCTAACTGCACCCCCACTCTTACTCAACTTACTGTCTAATGCAATTTGTGTTGCAGAAGATACAGGCTTATCCGCATCAGATGTATTATCAACTTGGTTTAGGCCAACATCTGCTTTGGTTAGCGTAACGACACCTGTTTTACCGTTAACGGATGCTACCGACTCGGTATTATCAACTTTAAACCAGACAAGGTTAGTTGGGTCGTACACGATATTGTCATTGATGTCATAAGTAATCCCGTTAATTACACCGGGGACCGTTATCTTGTAGAACTCAGAATTGCCGTCAGGTGCAGGAGGCACATTACCAGATGATGCATCCCACTCGCCACGCATCACTATGCCGCCAGCCAATGTCGCAGCAATGCTCTGTACATCGGACTTTAAGTTAGTAACATCTGCAAGTACGTCTTCACTTGATACTTTGGCTGCATTGGCAGCAGTAGCACTTTGTTGAGCATTTGTTGCTGCAGTCTGTGTTGCCAGCTTATCAGCCGTAACCTGAGAAGCATCTTGTGCAACTTGGTCAGAAAGAGCGGTAATACTCTGTAATGAACTACCTGCTGAGTTCGCAGCGCTTTCTGCACTTTCCTTTAGGGCGGTAACTTCATCGCGCATCGTTGCTGTCGCACTCTGCGCAGCTTGGGCACCACTAGCAGAACTAGCTGCCTGTCCTTTTAAGATCTGTGTATCAGCTTTTAATTGAGTTACAGTACTCTCAGCCGCAACAACAACATCATGTAAATTAGATACGGTATTTGTATTAACCACGACTTCGTTATGCTTTGTAATGACTGTACTTTCTAGACCTTGAACTGAAGTTTTAATCGCATCAGTGTCTCGATACACATCCAGCATTTGACTTAAATAGTCGTTGGCATCGTTTACTGTGTTCAAGTAAACCGTGTCGATATACTCAGACTTTGTTTGAACGTTGTCTAAAATTACCTGACAACTATCAATGTAACCTTGCAGGTTAACTGTAGTGTTAAAGTACGTATCTTCTGCTTTAGATGCCCAATGCTTAGCAGAGAAGTAACCTTGTTCTACTGGCACATCGACTTGCTTATTGGCGTACTGACGAACAAGGTTTACCGCATCAAGGTTAACTTGTGCTGCATTAACCGTTGAAGTGTATACGTTGTTAATATCTTCAAGTGTACCTTCAGCACCTTGAATGCGGTCGTACAACTCTTGCAAAGGATACAGCGTTAAGTCACCGTTCTCGTCTACGTAAACAACAGCATTCATGGCAACCATTTCACTGGACGGTAGTTGCGCACCTATTTGATTGAGGGAGAATGTGGCCTTTATACCCATGAGTCCCTCCAAATGCGTGTATTGGTGTAGATGTTCTCAGTTATGATTCCTGCTTCTTTGATACGAAAAACTTCATTTTCGTAAGCGGCTAAATAAGCATTCGATAGGTTTACTGACTCAGCACTTCCACCGCTCTTTACAAAACGATATGCGCAGTAGTTAATTAACGCGTCTTCACAGTAATCAGGAACATTGATCTCATACTCGTCTGCATCAAGCCTACGAGTAACAGGTATCTTCTTGTGTCGTGCTCGATAGAGTACGGCAACGAGTTCATTACGAGGTTCAGGTATAAGTAATCTGTTCGGACCTGGGGTAAATACCGCAAACTCTTCGTCGGGAGAGTTCAAGGGGAATATAAATTCATTTTCGTTAACGACTTGCTCGATGGTAATAATGTCATCTTCAAACTCGTCTTCTAAGTCGAGGATGTAACGATTAACTTCATCACCTCCTTCTGGCTCCTTGGACAAAGCAAATTCACTGGATAGTAGGTATTTCGTTTGGTTTACGTTGGTTTGCACAGTGACCTGCTTTTGGCTGATAGGTAAATCGGTGTACAGCCTTAGCAAACCAGCATTGATGAAGGTAATAAACTTAGGTAGGTCTTTGTACCAAATACGTCCTGAATCTTCAGTACCTGACGCGTACTGAGATAACTCCCCGTAAGAGAGAGCATCTAAGAAATCGGATAGTTTCATTAGGTTGTCCTTTTAGACAAGGTAGGAGTTTAGGCGGTCATTACTTTCTTCTTCCATTTCGTACTCCCAAATGTCTGTTTCATCATTTCGGGAAAGCTCAATATCATCAGAAGGAAGCCATGTGTTTAGGAGGGATAGCATTGATACAGTATCAATGAAGTCATCGTGTTTTGATTTGAAACCACCCTTCGATGCAAGGGTTAACTCGTCCATTGCTTCGCGCATCTCTTTAGAGTTTTTGCGCTCAGTTGGAAAGAACATTTTACCTGCTTTAAACATAGGTAACATAGTGTTAAACCGGACCATCTTTTGAGTATTCGGTCTGATACCTGGGTTACCATTGTTGTTTTCTGAAGCCAAGGTGAAATAGATGTTTCGGGTTAGCATCTGATCTTGTATCCACTGTACAAAACCGCCCTGTTGCCCACTTACTTCAATACCTACTTCTTGTGGCCTGTATATCTGAGCCAAACGGAAGAGGTCATTAATGTTCTTGTCCATGAGCTGACGCTCAACAATACCGTCTACCCAGAACCAGTCACCATTACTGTTAAGTGCCCAAACACTAATAACCGAGTAGTCGGCACTGGTGCGCTCTGACGTAGCAAAGTCGGTAGTAATGTAGAAGTTAAAACGGGCCCGATTAGAGAGCACACCCTGTAAAGAGTACCAACGAATATCAGTATCACGTATTAATCGGTCTTCATCCGACATAATGCGCAACATAAGCTCTTGGTTAAAGGTATCGACCTTCCCAAGCTTAAGCGCTATTTCGTATTGCTCTTTAACGTATTCATAGGTAAATCGGTCAGGCCAAGAACCTCTGAATTCTTCACGTGAACACGGGAACTTCTCACACACAGGAAACACGTTAACTTCCCATGCACCTGATTCAACAGCTTTGTACAGTGGGTCTTTAGCGTTGAATGGTGTACCTGACCAGATGATCATGTTGTGTTTAGGGTGAAGTGCGTAAGTAACTGCCTTGTAGATAGTTGCTTCTACGTTCTCAATAATCGTAGGTGACTTTGCATCTTCATCTGAAAACAAGTCATCCAGCACGGCAAGCTGTGGACGCTTACCCATTTCCTTAGCACCACGTACACCCGTCTTAGCACCGTAACCTTTGATGATTAACTTCTTACCATCAGCATTTACGAACTCCCAACGAATATCAGTGAAACGCACCGTAGGTACGACTTCACGTAGGAAGTCTGAGTTTTCCCAACGGAACTCAAGGTTCTTACGCATGTTCTTAACACCGTTATCGATGCTATCTGAAACATACAAAGCCAAGTCCACTAAACCAAACCCAGGAAGTTCACCATAAGTAGCCAAGTACAAAAACAGGTACTCACCCATTACTGTAGTCTTAGCGATACCTCGGTGACACAGGTTAACTATTCGCGTACCACCTTTAGTAATGGTATCGAGCATGTAATAGTGAACCAGTGGGGTTAAGTTCTCTTCACCATCTGCACCATTAACCATCTTAATGAAGTTAACAAAGTCGAGGGCGAAGGCCGAAGGCACGTAGCCCGCAGGTGAAGAATAATCAACAGTATTGAGATAGTCCTCAACGGACATTATCGCTTCTTCAACATGATCAATCATCATCTACCTCTTCATAAGAGGCATTGATAATCTTACTGTGTGCTACTTGTTGTGCATTGTAGGCACCTGACTCAATCATCATGCGCTGTTGTGCAGTAAGTTCCGCAGCAGTACGCTTAAGCTGACTAATAACACTGTCTTCTTTAACAGTAATATCCAGTTCAACTTGTTGCTTCTCAGGCATCTTAAGCTGAGTAAGAATACTATTCGCAGCATCACTACGAACCTTCTCACTCTTAGCAGTCATCATTAACTCTGCTTGAACATTAAGGGCTTGTTGATAAAGATCTTGGTTTAATACGTAGGAAGGAATTAGGGTTTGTTCGAGAATCAGGTTAACCAGTTTGGACTTATTGTACGCAGTTACATAACTGGCTATGTCCTTGGGGTGAATACCTTGCTGATTAAAACGCTCAATCTTATCGGGGAATGTGAGAGAGTAAGCTTTGATATTAGTGCAACCCATCAGCTTATAACTAACATACCGAACCGCATCTAAATAACTGCTTACCTTAAACTTACCGTTCTTAAGAACATGAGTGTAACTCATTAAGTTCTCACGGTAGTTCTCGTACATTTCAGGGTCTGAAATCGTGGCATTAATACCATCAATTAGTTCCTGATTAATACTCTTCTTAAACTGCGCAGGTAACGCAGATTTTATTTCATCTACTGTAAGTTCTGACATTGGAGGGATACTTCAAGGAAGGAATGTGTGGAGTAAGTGGACTGTGCAGAAGACAGTCACGAAGGAGTTATTACTTTACCACTGAAACATGAACTCGCAAAGTCTCGAGAGCTTGTTCAAATAATATACAGAAAACTTTTATAAAATTTTAATAATTTAGTACGAGTGTATTACTACCGTATTTTCGTTCAAAAACGAAACCTACCCCCCCTATACCTTCGGTATTAACGCTATCGCGTGTTCATGGCAATCAGGCCATAACATTAGGAGTATCATCATGCTTAAAGCATTCGCACAATTCTTCAACGTTCTATCTCTACTATTCACATCTGCTGAAGACGCAGCAGTATCACTTAACAAAGCTACTGGTGTAATGCGTGCTAACGTGGAAGGTTGGGAACAAGAAGAGAAACTTAAACTAGAAGAGAAGCTGGCAGCAGCTAAGGCTAGAAAGGCTCAACGTATAGCAGCTATCGATAACAACACAGAGCAGGCAGCGTAAGCTGTCTCTCTTTTTTCTAAGAGCACACAACACAACACATCATAGACAGTTCTTATTAACCTTCTTATCACCATCATCAGATAGTTAATCTAATTCTCCCTGTATCGCATCCTAAGAGTACATTAGATGAATGAGTGTGATTGTATGACTTCACCTTATACATGAGCAGAGAGTGGGATTGTGGAGCTGTAATCACTATTTACCTATCAACCTATACCTTACCATCTATTCATCTCTAACCGATACATAACTATATGCTATCGCATTGTAATGGATATTAAGTTCAACTATGAGGATAACGAACATGAAATTCATTAAATCAATGTACAAAGATATGCTACTACTTGCTGTGATGTCAGTGTTATCGATATTGTTTGCATTCATTCCAGCTACTTATGTGAAAGTACAAGTAGGTGAATACGATAGTTACTCTGAAGCATTTGACGCTACCAAAGCAGAAGCAAGTAAAACGTGGAATAGGTTTACTGAACTATTTAATTAATTACTAAGCACCTTCGGGTGCTTTATTTTTTAGTGCTACCGCACAGTAATGGACATTGTAACTATCAAAGGACTATCGGAATATGAAACTAGTTATCAATCTACCATTACTTGCATCACATTGTGACGTTGAAATCATTACCAACAACAACGGTGAGAAGTTAAGAGTTTATTCTAACGGTAGAAGAACTGACCTTAGTGTTAAGGGTATTACCACGGATGGACTATCAACAGTGTGTAAATATAGTGATGGTGCATTCCATGCACTTCGTCACCTTGTAGGTAAGGGAGTAAATTCTCAAATCGTACCTATGAGGAATATTATTACTTATTAACTTACTTACTCTTTAATACTAATAAGGGATATAGGGTGTAACCCTATATCCCGTTATTTATCTATATATTAATAAGTATATTAATAGGTATTAATTAACTATTACTACACAACACGACACTACACGAACACAACACTGGGCTTCGCTGGCGCTCAGCCTATTTTCTTCGATTTTACCTGTCAAATTTACTTTTCACTATTCCACTCTTTTAGGTTGATTTGTTGCGCTATCGCGCTTTAGAGGAACTAACAGTAGTTCTAATTAAACAGTCAACTATGAGGATTTTGACAATGGCTAAATTAGGTAACCGTAACTCACTTCGCACTAACCCTTCAATTGCAAACAACATGCGTTCACGTGGTCAACAACGCTCTGATGGTTTTGCTAACCTCGAAGTACATTTGCCCAATGGCACAGTGATTCCAATGTCACGCGTAGGTATTTCACTTAACCGTACTGACGACCCTTCAACTCAGATGCAAGCATTGCACAATTACATGCTTGAGAACCCTGAAGAGTCAACAGGGTTAGTAGTTAAAATTAAGAGTATTCATGTTCAAGAGAAACTTGATGATGGTGCTCTTGATATTGGTGCAATGTTACAGAAAGAACAGGCACCAGAGCTTGATGAAACAACGTCTAAGTTGAAGTCATTAATGCAACAAACTAACTAATTATATTCACCTGAAGAGGACACCTTGCGTGTCCTTTTTTTATACCTAAAGGAAAGTGAAATGCCCATCGATTACGTTACGCATAACCCCTCCAAGACCAGTAAATTAAAGGACTGGCACTTAACTGTTGTATTTGCTGCTTTGTGTGTTGTGACCATCTCAGTAGGTATGGTTTTTCGTTAATACGGCCTATCGGCCAGTTGTGGTGTTGATGCCTTACACCGACTATTTACTTCCACTATGAGGATTATGGAAATGTTATTAAATGATTTTGATTCAGAGCTAGATGCACACATCGCTTTACTTGAACAAGAAGTAGAGCTTGAGCAGGAATTTAAGAAAGAGATGAATGTTGAAATGCATCATCTTGAGTGTGAGTTAATGTTGCCAGAACTTAACTTCAATTAAGTGTATGGGCTTCGGCCCATCTACTTTTTCTTAACTGATTTTTAGATGAGGGCTGCACTCCGTGCAGTCTGTCCCCTTCGGGGAACATAGATGAAAGAGCGGATAGACAGATGAACCAGCTTAGTAAAATAGATTACCAACGCTACGTTGAACGTAAGCACAGTAAGAAACAAATCAATAAAGTCATCTTAAATGACCTCACTGCTGAACAGTCAATGATAGACCTAATTGCGTCTACCGCTGACGCTCTGACGCAATGGTTACATGGTGACTACTACCACTCAAAGAACATGCGACTAAAACAGTTGCAAGATAGAAACATGGAGACAGTGGTAACTGAAATCCTATGTCAAACATCAATACTTGAGGAACCTGTTGAGTTCACCTCAATCGTAGGCCAATGTGCCGGTGTACTTAAGATGTCAGATAAATATGAAGGCATTGTCACTACAGCAGAAATCATGGCTGTAATGTCTGAACATGATTTATTTGATATCGATAAACTCGACAGTGATGAAGGTGCAGTACTGTACCTAATCAACAACATAGAGCTTAGTGAACAAGTGATGAAGCACATCTACGAGACTAAGTATCTACCACCTATGATCGTACAACCTAATACGGTTACGAGTAACTTTGATAGTGACCTACTCACCGAGAAATCATCAATGATTTTAGGTAAAGGCACTTATCACAACGAAGACATTTGCTTGGACTCAATCAATCTATTCAACTCAGTACCACTGTGCCTGAATGAGAGAATACTCACCAGATTGAGCGAGACACCGAAGAAACCTGATATGAGTGCAGATACTAAGCGACAGTGGCTAACGTTCGTTAGCGAGTCGTACAGGACGTATCGTGACCTAATTCAAACAGGTAACAAGTTCTATGAGAGACATAAAGTAGATAAACGTGGGCGTACCTATGCTCAGGGCTATCACGTGTCTACTCAAGGGAACCATTTCCGTAAAGCAATCGTTGAGTTCGCAGACAAAGAGGTAATTGAGGGATGAAAGTGTACATGGCAACAATATGGAGTCCCTTTAGACTTAGTATGTCAACAAAGTTACAACAGCAAGTTGGAGAGTCAGACTACGACTACCTTAAACGTGTAGAAGAGACCGAGAATTTTGGGGTGTCTTCTGATATCCCTGTCCTGTCTCAAAGTCACTTAGACGACATAATTCAAGCTATCTACTGCGAGACTGACCATGAATTATCTTCCCACATGTCACCAGATAGAATGAAGTTTGATCGTAAACACAATCACGTAATTGATAATGAGTAAACAACTCACCCTAAAACCCCATACTCGCCTATTCCGTCAAGACCGAAAATACTACCTACAACTCAGATACAACAACACCTTCTGTAAGGATGTTGATGGTCAGTGGTACTTCTGTTCTAGGGATGGCGAGCCACAGGAGGCAGTGAACTTCACTGTTATCGAAGAGAAACCCAGATTCATTAAGGTTACTGAACATGAATGAAGAACCAGTACCAATGTTTAAAGTAGGTGAACGTGTTGTCCATACAACAGGTGAGAACCTCATCATATTAGGTGTTAAGACCTACTGTAATTGCTGTAATCGGTTCTTACCCGAAGCTAAATACCGCGTAAAACGGAAGAATGGTGAAATTAAAGATGGTATCGCTGAAGCAAACCTTTGGCTGGCACAGGAGAGATAAGTGAAATTACTTGACCAAAAAGAGGCATTACGCGCATTAGCTGATGGTGATGAACTTGAGTATGAGTTGGAAAATGACAAGTGGTTGCCAATGACTAATGTAGAAAACCCTATTAACCGACCCAATCGAAAATGGCGCGTAAAGGTTACTGATTGGGTTACAGCGTATGACCGTTGGAGCGACATAAGCCCACATGACTTAGGTGAAGAAGCTGGATTCGAGGCAGGATGGTACGCAGCAATGGAGTTCAACAAGTCAAAAAAGCCCTAACGGGCAGTAATGGTACTAGAAGAACCCCGATTAATCTTATGACGTTCGCTCAGTACGTAAGACCAGAACATTACAGATAAACCACGCAGCCTACGCTAACGCACGGCTGCTGCATCCAACTATATGAGGATTTAGTTATGCAAGAATTTACTGGCAATTGTGCTATAATACAGGCACTTAAATATCAAAAAGCAAAGAGCAAAAATGAGAAAAATAGAAGTCATAGGTGAAGTTTTTGGTCAGTTGATTGTTGTAAGTGAAGCTGAAAGCAGAACCAGTAACAACCGTAAAATACGGTTTGTAAAAGTAGAGTGCTCTTGCGGTAAAAGCAAAGAAGTTAGCTTAAACGCTTTGCGTACAGGTAAAACTAAATCATGCGGTTGTCACAGGAAAATGGTGACTGGTGATATGTCACGAATCCACGGCAAATCAACAACTCCACTTTATTATGTTTGGAAGACTATGCGACAGCGTTGTCACAATCCGAGCAATCAAAACTACGACTACTACGGCGGCAGGGGTATCTCCGTTTGTAGTAGTTGGAATGACTTTAAAGAGTTTGAATCATGGGCATTAGCTAATGGGTATTCAAAGGGTTTAACGATTGACAGAACTGACCCTAATGGTAACTACGAACCAAGTAATTGTGAATGGGTTACTTGGAAAGACCAAGCTAATAACAGAAATTTTAGAGGATATTTAAGTGACTGAATTTACAGGCAAGCAGTACATCAAAATCGCCATTGCAAACGCATTTGGTATGGACAAAGAGTTGTTTGAAGACCGTATCGAATGGGTTGAGTCTCAAACAATGGAAGAACTACATGCACGTGTAGAAGAAGCGGATGAACCTGCAATCTACCTTGGTGCGTTATTAGCACTTGAAGATGCTGAAGCAGGCAGACCATCAGGCTTCATGGTTGGACTAGACGCATGTTCGTCGGGCGTACAAATCATGGGTGCACTGATGAACTGTGACATCACTTGTAAGTCTACTGGCTTGATTGATACAGGCCGTAGAGCAGACATCTATACTGACGTTACGGATGTAATGAACCAATCACCTAGTATCAGTGTTCAGATACCGCGTAAGGACGTTAAGCCTGCACTTATGACTCACTTCTATGGTTCAACTGAACAACCTAAGAAGATATTTGGTGAGGATACACCTGAACTAGGTGCATTCTATGAGTCATTAAAAGACGTAGCAGAAGGTGCCACAATAGCTATGGAACACCTGTTAGGTGCATGGCAACCATACGCAGATGAGCACCGTTGGACTTTACCTGATGGTTTCACTGCTATCTGTCCTGTCATGGAGAAGCAAGATAAACGCATTGAAGTAGATGAGCTTGATCACGCTACCTTCACGCACCGCTTTGAAGTTAAGGCAGGCCAAGAAACTGGATTGTCTATTGCAGCTAACGTAGTTCACAGTATTGACGGTATGTTAGTACGTGAGATGAACAGACGTTGTAACTATGACCCTAATGTCTTACAGCATGTTAAAGAAGAGATTGAAAGTTACTGGCACGTTAAAGGTAAAGGTACTCAAACCAATGAGTTTGTGTCCATTCGTTTAGCGAGTTTAATTGCTACCGGTGAAATACGACTTCACGAGTTCCGTGAGAACCTAGTTGAACTTCACCGCATCATACAGAAATCACTGGCTCACAAACCTTTCCCAGTAAAGTGTGTACATGATGAGTTTAAGTGCCATGCAAACTACATGAACTACTTGCGTAAGCACTATGTGATTATGTTCCAGCAGCTTGCACACTCTGACCTACTATCAGAGATACTCACTGAAATTCATGGCTCACCTTATCACATACCTAAACTAGGTAATGTTGTTAATGATATTGGTGGCGCTAACTACGCATTGTCATAACGAAAGCCCTTCGGGGCTTTCTTTTTCTTAGATGAATAGCGGTGCACTCCGTGCACTGGTGTGAATTGTTAAACCGATATACTAAGTTTTCGAAAACGAGGTATTCCGACTATGTAACCACGATATGCTAAAACCCGAAGAAAAATCCCCTATCGAGACTCTAGACAGTCTAAAACTCCATGTTATTTCCCATGCTGAAAGCTTAGATGCAGCACGTGATAATGCCTACAAGAGCATTATGGAAAACCCAACTAAACACACAATTTCAGAAGCCATTGACTACTACCACAACACCGTAATTGAGACAGTCAGTGACACGCTAAAAAGGACTCACGATGCCGCATGACATTGAATTTAGCGTTGGTGATACCGTTACGTACAAACCGTACCATGTGTGGAGAGAGATGGTTGTCGCATTCATTGAAACCAACGCTACTCATTTAGATGGAACACCTGACCCACGTGTACATTACCACTTAGCCAGTAAAGTAGGATTACCTCCGGTAATTCGTTCGACTGGCTTATGTCTAATGGAGTCGAAACACTTTGTATCTAGTGCATGGAGAGTTGTTATACCAGGCGCTGAATACAACCCAAACCTCGATAACATGACACAAGCCGAAGCAGAAGCAATACAAGACAGTCATGCAGCAGCAGGCAAAATGGTGGTGTTACATGAAATCCATACTCCCGTTAGTTAAAAACATTACTCCTATCGTTTTACTGTTCGCTACATGGTCTTACATGTTGGATGAAGAAAGTATGCGATACCCTGAAGATATGTCACTGCATAGCAATAACCCACACAGTCCAGACTACGTTGCTGAGTATGGGCGATGCTTTGCATGTGACGCTGAGTACGTGCCTGAAGGTGACAGACTAGAGCCTGATTTAGTCTGTCCTAATGCACGATGTGAACAATCTCCTCACTACATAGAAGATGAAGAAGAGTAAATGAGTGAAATAAACCAAACCACTACAATTGGCGATAATATCGCTACGATGGATCTGCGCATTAATGAAGCTGATTACGCCAACGTAGAAGATCGAATGCTTGCTCTACTTGCACCAAAGATTAAGGTGATGAAGCGCCATCCTGACGCTGTTGTGCCTTCGTTGGTTAATACAAATGATGCAGGACTAGACTTATCGGCTATTGAGTCAGTAACTATTCCAGCAGGTAAACAAGCCTTAATCAAAACGGGCCTGTCCTTCGGACTGCCCGCAGGTACGGTAGGTCTTATCTGGCCTCGCTCTAAGTTAGCTGCAAAGCATGGCTTAGATGTCATGGCTGGCGTTGTAGACCAACCGTACACCGGTGAAGTAATGGTTAGTTTGATTAACCATAGCGATAAAGACTTTGAACTTCGTAAAGGTGATCGTATTGCTCAACTCCTGGTTCAACCAGTACTGAGTAATCTACCTATCGTTGAAGTAGACAGTCTTGAAGAAACATCACGTGGAGCATCAGGCATCAACGATGCCGAGATGCGACTACGTTAAGGAAATCAAATGAAAACTTACCTTGGTATGTTTGATTATCAACATAGAAACCCTCCTGCACCCTTTAATGTTGAGTACAAGCCTTATGCATCTAGAGCGCTAACTATTGCTGTAAGTCAGTTGGAGGAAGAAGGTTTCTATGAGAAGTACCCAACTCACCAAGAACGTTTCGACTCTGGTTTACTTGCGCAGCGATACCAGCAAATATGTGAAGAGTTTGAACAAGGTAAGCGATCATTATGATGGATGACAAAGAGTTTCAAACTTTAAGTAAGTTGTTTCAGAAACAACGAGACTACGTAAAAAATCTCATATCAACTCGGGACTTTTTTAAAGGTTACTGTAGAGAACTTTTACGTAAAAACAGAGATTTGGAAGCCCGAATCAAAAAATTAGAGGACACACCATAAGGTCAATCCTCAACTGGATTACATGCTCGGAAGGCTGTTTGAAAGTGACCTAAGCGGTGTATTCTCTTACCCATTCTCAGTACAGTAATGTCTAGCTGCTCCGCTCCATACTGTACTGGTTAGTGCCGGTGAGGTAACGAACTCACTTTAATAAACCGTTCCTGTGCGTATTCTTGCTACGCAAGGCACAACAGGCCAAACACCCTACGTTTTATAACGCGGAACAACGGGTGTTTTGGAGATGTACTTACATAACTTATCTAACCAATAGTTATACTGTCTATCCAAAACCGTAGGTACATCTACCAAAACACCTTTTTATGATGACTGGTACTCGCTCAATCTTCATTTGTCTTTCGGCCCACACGCACTGAGAGACTGCGCAAGCACAACGAAATGAGGAGAGTCATGGCAAGAGTAAACTTAAATGAAAACGACAAGTTAGGTGATGAGTGATGCGTGTCCTCAGTGACTAGTGTAAGAATAGTTTAAGTTGTCGGTTCGAATCCCTCCCAGTCAGCCATTTTCAATGCCAAGTAACTTCACTCAAAACAGTCTAGCTATGATGGCTTAAAGCTCCGCTCTGCATAGCTAATGAGGTGGAACATTGAGTGTGTCTAAGAGTACCTCTGGACACTTGGCACCAATTCCAACAGTCACCTTAGCAATGCCCTCACAAAGTGAGTATCAGGCGTAGGAGTGCTTTAGGGTTCAATTCCCAAGGTGACTAACTTATTCAGAGGTCAGTATGTCCCAGATTATTAAAGAAATTTGCCCAGATCACCGTGAAATGTTGATAAGCATGTTGAACGAAGTACTAAACCAGAAATACGCAACCAGTATCTGTCATGCGATTGGGACTGTAAGAGACCTTATTAAAGCACAGGGCGGTAATGCAATCTATGTTGATAGGTTACAAATGCATCTTGTCACAATTGTTTCTGAGCATGAGTATGTGATCCCAGAGGACTACCACTACTGGGTAAAAGGGGAAGACCTCACATACCTCCAAATGGAAAGTGAGTATGACGACGATGATAATGAGAAGGCATTCGATGGTTTTCTTGATTGTGCCTCTTCAGATGGCTCAACCTTTTCATACGATGAAGGTGATTTGTCCGAAGAATTAATAAAAGACATAGAAACCTACAGCGAACGCAGAAAATCAATTATTCGTCACCTCATAAAGTTAATTGAAGAAACCCCTTATGAACAAGCAGCATAACCTTGTACTCACTAAGGCCCAACAACGTGTCTATGACTTAGCTATCACTGGTTTAAGTGCGAGTGAAATGGCTATCACCCTTCACCTATCTGAAGCATCTATTAAGTTCCACTTAGCCAACCTAAGACAGAAGTTTGAAGTTAATTCTACGGCTGCACTTATTGCACTTCATTACATGGGTAAAGAAGCGTTTTGGGAAAACCGAGTCCACTAATTTAGGAAGAAAAATGAAAACACCTATCCTCGATGCACTGATAACGATGATGGAATCAGTATCTAGTAACCACCTACCACTGTATATGTCAAATCTGTACCGTAATACAAGGGATCTACAAGATAGAACAGAAGAACTAGACATACATAACTGCGGTACTGCGTGTTGTATTGTGGGTTACGCTGCTTTAGATGAAAATGTACGTACCGTTGCAGGCATTAAAGTGAGAACTGACAACTCTTCAGGTTATCAGAGTATGGCAGTTGATGTATGGGAAAAGCTGGAAGACGAGATAACTGAGGAATTAGCTGACTCTATTGCAGCTAGTTACTCACCATTAAGATTTTCTAATGCTATATCTGGTCTTACTGAACTTGGCTTAAGCGACGATTGGATTGATAACTATCCCCATGTTGCTGCTGATGAAAATACAGATGACCCACAACATGCTGTGGATTACATGAAAGCGTTACGTGAAGTACTAAAACCACTCTAGCAGTCAGTTCCCATGATAACCACTAACCAAATTTTACAGGCTCCTTATGGAGCCATTTTTGTTTGTACTCTCCGCTCACGCAATTACGTTCGACAGTTGTTAGAGGAGCTAGGTAGAACTGACTTAAAGCTGCGCACATTAGGCCAAGTATTTAGTTACAACAATTGGCGAGGTACGCGTGTACCGATAGTCATAGACCATCACTGTTATGAAGTAGCAACTATTCAGCAGATGGAAGAAATACATGATTACCAGTTCTGGCAAGCAAGTAAGGAAAGATAATGAATAAGTACAGAAATTATAGCGAAGATTGGTTGCTTAGCTCTAAAGACTACGGCGAACACGTATCAGCAATGACGAGTGAAAAGCTTCACAGTAAGTCTGATATTGCCGCTGAGTTAGCTTGGCGTGACGAGCAACTCACAAAAACTAATGAGCGTGTGAAGGAGTTGGAGCGGGAGCTTAAAGAAAGCGACGATGACTTATGTGTCACGCAAAAACAATCATCAAAATACGAAGCCGCACTAGAAGAAGTGCAATCTATTTTTGTTGATAATGACGCTTGCCCCCTTTTTGAGCCGTTCGATGCAAAAAACTTATCTAACTGGCTAAACAAATTCGCCATAGAGAAGAAGATTGAAGCTGTAGAGAGCTTAAATAATTTTCTTCTAAACGAATACGATTTCAAAGGAGATTACTCGTTTGGTTTTGTTGGTCAAGCTATCGCCACTTTCGAAGAACAACTACGCAAGGAGCAGGTGCATGGGTAAAGTGATTTACAAATGCGCTGTTGATGGCTCAGTTGGTTATGGTTATGACAGTAAGGGTAAAAAGTTATGGGCAATCTGCGGCAAGGTTAGGATGAATGGTACTTGTGGAGCGCACGGAAATTTCAAATGTGAACACAAGCGCAAGGAGCAATTAAATGCTGAATAAAACACTGTTATCGACTGCGATATTTTGCGCAATGTCAATGGGTGACGAGGTGGTTGAGGTTAAAGAAAGTAAAGAGTTCTTAGACACAACTGCACCACCAATCGACCTAAGCGACTACAAAAAGCCAGTAAACGGGTTTCAAACAAAGCAGCGTAAGCGCAAGGCAAAAAGGAGAAGAACATGATGGATATTTACAACATGAGCAAAGAGCAACTGATTGAAGCCGTCGAAAAAGACAGGTTTTTCAAGCAAGCCTGTGAGCTACGTGAGCAGTTAGAAGCTTCTAATAACAGTGTCAAATATTTGGAAGAGCGGCTTAAAATAACTGAGGAGTCCATGATTTCCTCTAATGACTGTTTAACTCTAACTAATAACCAACTCCTTGAAATAGGTAACATGCTACAAGAAGTACATGCCGTGTATCAAAAGCATGTACAAGAGCGTGGTGTACCTAATGATGTTTGTAGTGGAAACGATCACACTGTTAATGCTGTATTTGTAAATGTTCCTCTGCTCAAAAAGATTTCAAGGTATCTTAATGACAATCCACTCAATTGAAGACAAGTCCCGTAAAGAACTTGTCGAAATCGTTCAAATTCAAATCGAAGAACATCAGAAACTAATTAAACACAACAACGCAATGCAGCTTGCACTTATGAAAGTGTTAGACCGTTGGTGGCCTTTCGTGCATGGCTCCACCATGCCCTCACAAACAGCGAAGAATATAGCTGATGAAGTTCGTAATGCGATAGAAGGAAAGTTTAAGTGAAAACGATCAGCACAAAAGTAGAGCTTATTGAGTGGCTAAAGTCAGAAGCTTTGTATAGCGATATTTGGTGTGATGATGATATCCCTGATGTTAAGCCAGCTCGTAATAGTAAATGGGAAGGGTGCAAATTTTCCCCTGATTGGTTGTTTGAATCGGTAGTGATCAAAGTACCTCGTGACTCAATGAAGGACGAGATAGGTGGTTACGTTAAAGTCTATATAGATCTTACAGAACAGAATGAAACAGTTCGCGCTCATTTTGTCCGTGCCCGTATGGGAAGACACTTCTACACCAAGATAACGAAGTTCGGACACATCGACTTTTTAAAGTCTGATATCTATGCGTGTAAGTCACTTGATGAACTAATCAAACTAATTAACACCAAGTTTAAATACAAGATTTCATTGGAAAGAGAATGACCCAAAGATCACAAGTACCCGGCTTCCCTACTACAGTAGGTGGCCCAAAAATCACCCTACAACCGCATGAAGTATTTCGCTTCAACAAAGTGTTTGTAGGTATTGCCCTAACCCTCTATTACTAAGGAAAAATTTTGTTTAAAGAATACAAAGGTAAGTCTATTACCCGTAAAGCATTCGAAATCACGTCAAAAGATCAAATCAGCATTGATTACAATCCAGACACGCACACCACAGATTACGGCCTAAAGCTCGACAATAAGGTTATCCGGTTCGTAGCCCACGAAGATGTTAACATCGGTGACTTTGTTGTATATCTTAACGACAAAGATATCTACCACTGTAACCGTCAAGTCTTCCTTGATCGTAACAAGTACCCTGCTGCTCAAGATGTGAAACCAGAAGCACCAAAACGTTCAGTAGAAATTCAAGAGATGATGAGAAAGATGGGTTGCAATGACAACTTTATTTCATCGCAAAGCATCATTGATCGCATTGAAGAAGTAGACTATGAAACCATAGTACTCGCAGGTCAGCAGATGATGTTCTGCGGTATTCGTATGAAAGGTGGATTCGTTGTCGTCGGTAAACCATCTGTGTGTATCGACCCTGCTAACTGGCGTGATGAAATCGGTCAAAAGGTCTCATTTGAGAACGCCTTCCAAGAAATCTATAAGTTAGAAGCTTATAGAACTGTATGTACCACAGAGGATTAAATCCATGAGAACACTAGAAGAAGTGCAAGAACTGCGCGACAAAGTTTATGAGAATGATGATTCTAAGTTCCCAGGTATGTCATACGAGCAAGGACTAGCTGACGCGTTAGACTTTGTAACCGGTGACATAGAAGCCGAAGACTTAGAACTTGAGTAGTACAGCAATCCCCTTACCTCTTAATCTCTTCGTTGGTTTAAAGCTCGTCCCATTGCACACAGGCCGTGTCGGCAATGCGGTCATAACGGCTATACAAGATGACTCTTTTACAGTGGTGACTGACTTCGGTAATGAAATGAAATTTACCGAAAGTGAACTACGTGGGTTATTTGAATGGACTGAAATGCAGGCAGAGCACGTCAAGCTCTACCAACAAGTTATAGGTGAACCATTTAACTTCGAAGATGAATTAAGAGAGAGGTTTCAAGTTCAATTAGAGTTGATAAAAGAACAACTCAATAAACTAAACAACAAGCCAGCTTAACCGCTGGCTTTTTTATTTGGAGCGAGGATTAATTTAATGTCATTAGTTAACTGGGACTTAGCGCCAGCAGGTGCAACGATGATCATTAGTCACCAAGAAGAATTACGATGGGCTTGTAAAGATGGTCAATGGATTTACTCAGACACATCA